AGGGCGGACTGCCCAATGACCGCATCGGGGTTTGGGTGTTGGCGCTGAACATGGTGATCGAGGTAATCGACAAGGAGATGACCGATGACTGATGCAAACAAAGATTTTCCCCACCGCCCGGCTGCGTTCATCAACGCGATCAGGGAAGAAGGCACGAAAGACGAAGCCTGCGCGGGGCTGCAAAAGATCTGGAATGAGCGGTGCTCCATAGCAGCCGAGCGTGACGCGCTGCGGGCCGAGGTGGCGGAGGCCAAGTGCCTACTGGAAGACGCGATGGAATGGAACTGGATCGACCTCGACGAACTTATCGACGAGGGGGGTGAGGATGAGGCTACTGTGGTGTTGCCGAGTCTCATGAAACTGCGTCAGACCATCATCTCGTTCATCGAAAAGGAGACTGAGATGGATGAAAACGCAATGAAGGGTTCTGTCTACAACTTTGTGAAGGATAACGAATATGAGTTTGATAGATACAAAGAAGCCCTAGAAGACAACCCTACACCGAGAGATTTGATCGACATTTCTGACTTCTTCAAGGGTTTGTCGTTCATCCTTGATGGTTACGACTGGTAGGATACTGACAGAACCACACCAAACCGCTCCCTAGACCCCGGTTTTACCCACCATCTCAGGTTTTTGTGGGTCAGGGTAGCCAACACGAAATAGACACACCTAAATCGAGGGTAAAATGGACGTAAGTTTTCTTGTCGCAGTCGTCGTGGTCGTAGCAGTCTACGCATACATCTTTGTTCGAGGGGGTAAGGAATAGTGCTAGTGAGTAATACCAATGAATAAAAACATGAAAGCACCCCTTGACAACGACAGAGAGAGTTCTAAATAATACTAATAGTATTACTAACAGTATAGACTACTAGCTTAACCTGTTAGTCTTTTATTTCTGTAGATGATAAGAGAAACTATTAGTATCTAGTAGTAATTAACTTCTAGTTAAGAGACTAAAAGTATATACCAATGGTATCTTTAGTATCTTCTATGGAATGAAAAGGAGAAACAAATGAAGACCAATACCAATCTTGTTGACGTCGTTAGTGGTAACACTCAACAGTCGTCCAAGTTCTCGATCCAAGCCTCTGGTAAGATGTTCCATGCTCTCATCTCTGGCCTCTACTCTGATAAGGCTGGCAGTATTACTCGTGAGATTTGGTCTAATGCTTGGGATGCTCACAAGATCGTAGGCAAACAGAATGTCCCCTTCGAGGTGTCGTTCCCCAACAGCCTCAGCCCCCTGTTTACCTGCCGTGACTTTGGTCCGGGCATTGCCCACGAGGATATGCTTGGCTTCTACACTGTTCTTGGACATTCCACCAAGGATCAGGACAATGACGCTGTTGGCAAGTGGGGTGTTGGTCGTGTCTCTCCCCTGTCGTATACTGATACCTTCACTGTAGTCTCTACCCACAACGGCCTCAAGGCCCACTACGTCGTTCAGATCGGTCCCGATGGCTCGCCTGCTTGCACCCGCATGTCTACTATCACGCAAACGGATGAACCCTCTGGTCTAGAAGTTTCATTCCCTGTCCGCAATGGTGACTTCGGTTCCTTCCAACAAGCTGCTAAGCGTGTAGCTCTTGGCTTCGATGTAACGCCTGTTGTTCGTGGTCAGAGTGTTGATCTTCCTAGCCTCTCGACCCAGTATGAGGGTGATGGCTACAAGTTCTACCAGTCGGATGTGGTTCGTGGTCCTCTCGCCAAGATGGGTTGTGTTCTCTACCCTGTTGACCGTCAGTATCTCCCCGGTCCTCTTTCTCTCAAGGACATCTTGCTCGACTTTGACATTGGTGATCTTGAGGTTACTGTGTCCCGAGAGCAACTGTCTTATGGTGCCAATGAGCCTACCGAAAAGAGTATCCGTGACAAGGCTGCTGCTATCCTCAACCAGTGGGAGAAAGACCGCCAAGACAAGATCGACAGTTGTAAGACCCAGTATGAGGCGACCTACCTGAATTGCACCTCCCCTTTTTTCTCCAAGAAAGAGTTTACCTACCGGGGAAAACTTCTCGAATACCAGTATGAGGCTGAGATGTACGGCCTGATTGCTTCTTACAACTACGGTATCCCTTACTTCAAGGGTCATACCAGTCTCAACTTCACCCCTATGCAGAACTACACCATCTACGTTGAGGATACCTACAGCAAGAGCCGGGATGTCAGGGCGCGTAAGCGTATCATTTCTCGGGCTGGTGCTCACTCCCGGTGGATTTGGGTCCGTTATAACTTTTCCAAAGAAAATGAAAACCTCAAGAAGTTCTTGGCTCAGTTCGGCGGCCTGATCCCTGTCGTCTACGTCAAGGACATCCCTGATCCGGGTGCTACTACTCGCACGACTAACCGTGTAGTCAAAGTCAAGTCTCTCGACAGGCTTGGCTCTTGGAGTGATGTTGACCTCGACGATGCAACCTTCAGTAAGGGTGGTGTCTATCTCAAGATTTCTAACAACAGCTACGAGATTTTTGGTTCTCAGGATGTGGCCAGTGTCTTTGGTGCTTTTGGCGAGACTGTCTACGTTGTACCCAAGACGCGCTGGAAGAAGTTCGAGGATGCAAGCAACTGGGTTGAGGGTGTCCAGTACTTCAAGGAAACTTTCTGGCCTAAGCACTCTGCTGCTATAAAGGCTAACGCTGAACGGTCTGTGAGTATGCACTACCCATTGGGCAACACTTCAAACAAGATCACTAAGTATCGTCTGGATAAGTCTGATAGCCAGAAGATCAAGGAAGTCTACAAAATTCTTGACGAAGCAGAGAACACCCTCTACTGTGGACTTAAACCGCCAGAGTGCTACAGTCTGTACAGGCTCTTTGACTCAGTAGAGGCTAATCAACTGGACCTCACAGAAGTGATTGACATGTACCCCTTTCTTCGGTATACGTACTCAGAGGAAGAAGCTGTGCGGTACATCAACGCAATGATCAACACCTACCCCGAAACTTGCAAGTAAGCCAAAGGAGAAACACAATGGCTATTCCCTTCACCCTGTCCCCCTTCTCGGTGTCCGTCTTTGTCAACAACCGGATGTATACCCTCGACGACAGCCACCCCGGCTTCCTGTCTGTCTGTGAGGAACTTCGCAACCCTGACCCCGACGAACAGGAAATTATCCGGCTGTGTGACATCTCGAACACGATCAACAGCACCGCCCAGAAGTTTGGTATCAACGTCGAGGTTCGTGACTTCGTTGTTTACTACAAAGGTGAGAATATCCACAACAGCCTGGCTGAGCGTCTCATTGACCTGATGAGCCAAGGCTACGACATTAAGCCGTGGGCACTGTTCCTCGACCGCATCATGTCTAACCCGAGCTTTAACAGCCGCAAGAGCCTGTTCGATTTCCTCGACCACTTCAAGACCCCGATCATGCCGGACGGTCGCTTCCTTGCCTTCAAGCGTGTTCGCAAAGACTTCATGGACATCTATTCCGGTAATTTCGACAACTCCCCCGGTAAGATTGTGACTGTTCCTCGGCAGGATGTGGACGACAACATCAATAACACCTGCTCGTGTGGCCTCCACGTTGCAGCCTCTGTCTACCTTGACAACTACCGAAATGCCTATGACTCCAAGACCGTTGTGGTCGCCGTTGACCCCAAGGATGTTGTGGCTGTTCCCCCGGACTACGGGTTCTCGAAGATGCGTGTCTCTGGTTATGAAGTCCTTCGTGAGATTGACCCTGTTGACATTCCCGAAGTAGAGGGTAAGTCCATGTACCACGCCGACGATGACTACTGCGCCTACGAAGGCGAATGGGCTGTGCACTGGAATGATTACGACGATGACCATGACGGGGACTAAGATGGCTAGGAGTAATGCAGAAAGTACTTGACGGTGTACTTCCCCCTTGGCTAGAACTTGAGCTTAACCAACTCGACCCGAGGTTGAGAGGAAAACAGAAAAACCTAAAGTCTGGAAGCCGTCTAAACCTAACGAAGAGCCACCATTCTAGACTATTGTGTAGTCTAACTAGAAAAGAAAAAGATAGATGACTGTACAAACGAATGACAAACCAAAAACCCTTGCCGATATGACAGACCCTAACACCCTGAACCCCACGATCACGAAGGAGGATCGGAGATGAGTGACGACATAAAAAAGCGGCTGCGTGAGGTCATTGGTAACAAGCTAGACTACACAAACACCCCGAACCACTTGCGACTAACCGCAGCCGACCGCATCGAGGAATTGGAGGCAGACCTCCGCGAGATGGCGCTGAATTGCTTAGCCGCAGATGGTCAAGCAGTAGAGGCGTATCAGGCGCAGTTGGTGGCAGAGGCCAAGCTGGCGAGTGTCATTGCAGCCTACCGCATCGAAGCCATGCGTCGGGAGGACTATAGCCATAAGGCTTTTGACCAGCATATCGCAGAACTGAAAGGAGACAGTGATGACCATGGAAATGACTGACAAAGTATCAACCATTGTAGTCACGGATGTAGTAGAGCACGAAGATGGATCAGCCACTTACACATTCGACCTCGACAAAGACTCAAGCCAGAAGATCACTGGGATAGGGCTAGACTTTATCTTGACTTGCGGCACTTATGGTGTAGACATTCAGGACGCACTAGACTACATCGCTAAGTTAGGTAATACAAAGGAACAAGACAATGACAACAGCTAAAGAGAAACTGGTCAAGAGACTGCTAGAGGGTAGTGACGACATCTTCACTGAGTTTGCTATTGTAGGTCTGGAAGACAGCCTCGAAACAATCTGCAATGCGGTGGAAAGGATAGTAGAGATGTCTCGCCTGAATGACAAGCAGTTCGAAGACCTGAGTGCGCTATACTACGATGGAAAGGCGCATGTTCGAGTTCTCCAGTACTTCACAGGGGGGGACTACCTTGAGCAGACTGAGCTTCTAAATAACTCTTTCGACAAACTGAGAGGATACTTGTTCTGATGATCCGGAATGTAATCAAGAAAATCTCGGAAGATGTCGCTGAGGAGTTATATGACAAAATCTACTTCAACAGTGATGATATAGTTGTTAGTCTCCTGACTGATTACTATGAGGAGAGTAGTAAACCAGACAAGATTGACAACAGTAACGACTACATCGAACCCGATGAAGACCTTTTGCTGGCTATTGACAGAGTTCTTCAAGACTTTATGCCACCCGATAAGTATACTGAGTGGAAAAGAGATACCTTAAACGATAATAACCAGCCTAATTGAGGAGATTAACCTACGTATTTATCCAAAAAGGTAAAAGTATTGTAACCTTCGTGCTACAAAATAGGCCATTATGACTTACGTGTAAGACAAATATGCTAAGGTCAGAGAAACTAGGAGAGGCAATAAAGATGACTAAAGGCTGGCACTACCAACTGATGAGACACACTGACCCCCTGTCAGAGGATGTCTACTACGCTGTCCACGAGTACTATCCTATGGAGGATGGGGCTGGATGGACCCTGAGTCCTGTAGACGTGACAGGCCGTAGCATTGAGGATGTAAAGAAAGCCCTCGTACTCATGCTGCAAGACATTAATAAACATGGGGTGAAAGACTATGAGTAACATCAAGGCTACTCTTAAGGACCACATGGGGTCCGACATGAACGTGGTCAACGCAGCACGAGTATCCTTCGGCAAGGAGTCTCATGCTGTTGACTGGCTCAACTATGACTATGAGGATGGTAGCCGTTGTGGTGATCTGATTGCTGTTCTGTCTGAACGTGACACTAAGCTGATCAAGTATCTAGCTGAGCACCAACACCTCTCACCCTTCGGCCATGTCTTCGCATCCTTCCATGTGAAAGCACCTATCTTTGTAGCCCGCCAGTTGGTGAAGCATAAGTTCCTGCGATGGAATGAGATCAGTCGTCGGTATGTGGACGATGAGCCTGAATTCTACGTGCCTGATGTGTGGCGGGGGCGTAGTAAGGACAAGAAGCAGGGGTCTTCCGGTGCCGTAGAGCTTGGGTTCTTTAATACAGAAGGGGTTAGGTATGAGGGTTGGTTCGGTGAAGGAACCTTAGCAGAGGCGGTATCAGGATACCCAAAGGATATGCTAAGTTTATATGAAGCTCTTATCTTAGTTGGCGTAGCACCTGAGCAGGCCCGTATGGTGTTGCCTCAGAGCACGATGACTGAGTGGTATTGGTCTGGTAGTCTTGACGCCTTCGCTGCTATGTGCAACCTTCGCCTTAAGGAAGACACGCAGTATGAGACCCGACTGGTTGCGCAACAGATTGACAAGGCGATGAAAGAGTTATACCCAGTCAGTTGGACTGCTCTTGTTGGGCGTAATTCCCATAAGTAACCTCTCGACTACGTTTCATCAGAGGACTGGAAGAACATGAACGAGAGAAAAGCAAACATTACTGTTGGAGAGTAAGTATGCCTACCATTGAAAAAGCAAAGAGTGGACTCGAAAAGATTCTCAAGCACGAAGAAGAAAAATAAAATGGTTACTTACATGACTCTGGGTCTGACTGTTGTCCCCCTCGTTTTGGCTATTCTGTTCCTTGCTTTCTGGATCAGGGGTCTGCACAATGCAATTGATAAAGTCCTTGAAGAAGTGTCTGACGACATGAATGATCTTCTGGCTAAACAACAAGCACTGGCTGCATCCTTTGTCGCTGCCCTTAACGTACTGGGTGAGGAAAATGACGACTCTGACACTTACCATTGACTCCGTTAAAAAAGAGCGTAACTCTAGTGAGTACAGGTATGTGCCTCGTATTCGTTACGGTGAACACGAAAGGTCAGGTGACGGGTATATCGTGTTTCTTTTCTTGCGTGACCTACTGGTGGCGGGTATCATCGAAGAGACTGACATCGTGGAAATCTATCGTGGTGAGACCCTGTGCTTCGTACCAACAACCGTGAAGATGTGGGTTGATCCACCGAAGAAGAAAAAGAAAGAGGAGTAGTTATGGCTTCTGAACAGCCTACTATCACGCACCAACCCTGTCCCTTCGAAGACTGTGGTAGCTCGGATGCGTTCTCCTACTGGGCTGACGGCACTGGTTACTGCCAGTCTTGCGGGGAGAAGTACCCGTTCAACAGAAAGAAAGTCTTCGACTGGGCTGCTGAGGTATACCCACCCATGAAGGAGCGTCCTAATGCCAAGACGACAGAGGTTGTTTCAGTCTCCTACAAAGGCATTCGTTCTATCAACGAGGATGTTGCTAAACTTTACGGCATCCAAGTGCAGTATGATGCTGAGGGCAATCCTGTTCGGTATGCCTACAAGTACCCACACACGACCAAATATCGTGACTTCAACAACAAGAAGAACACTTGGATCAAGGACGTTGGTGTTGGGATGGCCGAGTTGTTTGGGCCTGAGTTCAATGCTGGCTCCTCCAAGCGCCTCTACCTGACTGAGGGTGAGTTCGATGCTGCCAGTCTGTACCAGGTCTTGGGCAAGTCGTACCCTGTGAAGGCAATCCCCAGTGCAACTCTCTCGGAGAAGTTCATCAAGAAGAACTACGAGTACCTCAACTCATTCCAAGAGATTGTCTACGCTGGTGAGCTTGATGCAGCAGGCAAGGGTGCCGCCGAGAAACTGTACCCTCTGTTCCCCCACAAGTTCTTCTACGTTCCCATGACCAAGTGGAAGGACGCTAACGAGTTCTTGGAGAAAGGAGACTCGGAAGACCTCAAGTGGGCCGCACTCAAACCCCAGCGTTACACACCAGACAACTTCTACGTCGGTGATCTTGTCGTTGAGCAGGCTATTCTGACGGAGAACCCGTACCAGTACACACCCACTGGACATAGTGGTCTAGACGACAAGATTAGGGGCCTAGTGCGTGGTGGTCTTACCTTCGTCAAGGCCCCTCGTGGTACTGGTAAAACTGAGCTTATCCGGTACCTTGAGATGGGTCTTCTTACTAACAGTGAGGACACCCGTATTGGTCTTCTTCACATGGAGGAAATGCGTTCCACTACCTACCGGGCTATGGCATCCTACCGTCTCGGGGTTAACGTCAGGACTAAGGAGGATGCAGCGGAGAACAACTACTCCGAGGATCAGGTAGTCAAGGCAGCACAGGAAGCTACGCAGGGTGACCGGACAGTAATCTTCGAGATGCGCTCACACGACAGCCCCCTGATGCTTCTTGAACATGTAAGGCTTGGGGCTACAGTCTACGGTGTTACGCATTTCTTCGTTGACCATGTGCAGCGTCTTGCTTACTTGAGTTCTGAGGGTGTTGACGGTGCGACTAGCCTTCTGACTACCCTCGGCTCTCGCATGGCTCAGTTGGCTAAGGAGTTGAACATCTGTGTGGTCTTCATCTCTCAGGTCAACGACGATGGCAGGACCAAGTATGCTTCTGCTCTTGAGGAAGAGGCTATCATCTCGGTAAAGATCGAGCGTAACACTGAGGCTGAGGACGAGGCTGAACGCAACACAACTCACTTCATTGTGGACAAGAACAGACCTTTCTCTAAGTTGGGCAAGGCTGGCTCTGTATACTACAACCAAGAGACTACTGTGCTTGAGGAGAAAATCTTCGATGTATAGCGACGACGAAGAAGAACTCGACGAACTTCTTAGAGAGTTTGAGATTGAAGACGTTCGAGTGGATAGAACTGACTTTGAAACCCTACTAGATGAGGACTGGGATGATGGACAAGACTGACGAAGACAATGTGGTGGACCTCTTCTCCGACGACGAAGAAATCACTGTTGACGAAGTGCTAGAAATGTCCAAAGGAATGTTTGACTCAGTAATCATTATCGGGTACAACACCGAGGGGCAAGTCGCCGTGTCTACAAGCCCCGGTCTTACGTCCAAGGACTCTTTGTGGTTGGTAGAAGCCCTGAAAGCGGTGATCATGAAAGGAGACATCTACTGATGCTTATTGTTGTGAGCGATATTGAAACCGAGGGTTTGGACAACTGTGAAAAGCTCTGGCTCTGCGGTGGAAAGAACCTCACGACTGGTGAAGTCTACCGTTTTGACAACTGCCACGAAGATGAAGTAGCCAAGCGTGAGGCAATCAAGTGGTACCAGTCCGCTGATCGTATCGTCGGCCACAACTTCATTGGCTTCGATGCTGTACAGTTGAACAGGTTCCTCGGGCGTGGTGTCATTGATCCCTTCAAGGTTATAGACACTCTTGTCGTTTCCCGCACTGTTGACTACGAGATTGACATCCCTCTGGGTGCCTCAAGCCCTCACTCTCTAGACGCTTGGGGTCGTCGTCTCAAGATGTACAAGGGTGCCTTCAAGGACTTCTCGCACTACTCGCAGGAGATGGTTGACTACTGGTACCAGGACATCGAGGTTACTGAGGCTTTGTTCAATCACTTCAAGAAGAAGTACATCTTCAATCCTGACTGGGCCAAGGCTCTGCGGGCTGAACATGACGTGCAGATTGAACTGGTCAGGACCAAGCACTACGGTTTCTTCTTCGACAAGAACAAGGCTCAGTTCCTTCTTAACTCGGTCAAGGTCAAGATGAAGCAGTTGGAAGATCAGTTCGAGGTAGACTTCCCGCCTAAACTCGAAGAGGTCAACCGCATCCAGTATCGCACCAAGAAGGACGGCACTGAGTTCGCTACTGTTAGTAAGGCCAAGGAGAAGTACGCACTCTGTCAGAAGAGCCTCGATGGTAAAGACCTTATCTGTCTTGACTACGTTAACTTCAACCCCGGCTCACCCAAGGATCGTATCGACGTACTGTGGGAGGCTGGCTGGAAACCAGTAGAAAAGACCAAGACCCACATGAAGTTTGACAGACTCAAGGTCGGCCAGAAGTCTACACCAAAGGGTACGCCAATGACGCAGAAGGAGTATGACGAAAAGAAGAAACATCTCGCTCGGTACGGCTGGACTGTCTCCGAGGAAAACCTTGCCACTCTTCCTGATGATGCTCCCTCTGGTGCTAAGGCTCTCGCCCAATGGCTTACTCTTGAGGGGCGGCGTAGTAGTCTAGTCGAGTGGATTGAGCAGGTTAAGGACGACAACCGGATACACGGTACTATTCTTGGTATCGGTGCTTGGACTGGCCGCTGTGCTCACCGTGACCCTAACACGGCTAACATTGCGTCACCATTCCACGGTGAACCTAAGGGTGCTGTTGATGAAGTTAAGAAGCAGTACGACACACACCTTCGTGCCTGCTGGACTGTCCCGTCTGGCTCTTGGCTTGTCGGTGCTGACGCTGACGGCATCCAGTTGCGTGTCTTGGCTGACTACCTGTGGAGACACTTCGATGCAAAGCAGTACGCAGACGCTATTATGGAGGGCAAGAAAGAAGACGAGACTGACATCCACAACCTCAACCGGCGCGCCTTGGGTATTAATCACACAACCCGTGACGACGCCAAGACTTTCATCTACTCGTGGCTCCTTGGTGCTGGTGTATCCAAGACCGCTAGTATCTTGCGTGTTGGTGAGCGGGAGGCATCTTCTGCTAGGGACCGCTTCGAGAAGAGTATCGACGGCCTCTATAAACTTAAGAACGAACTAATCCCTTACGTCGCTGAGAGGGGTTACTTCACTGGTTACGATGGTCGCTTGGTCAAGGTTCCCTCTAAGCACAAGGCTCTGGCTGGTATCTTGCAGAATGGTGAGGCTGTCCTGATGAAACACTCTCTGCTTAGCTGGCATAAGAAGGCTAGGGCTTTGGGTATCCGCTTCAAGATGGTCGGCTTCATCCACGACGAGTATCAGGTCGAGGTGATCGGTACCAAAGAAGAGGCAGAGGAAATGGGTAAACTGATTGCTAACACTCTTCTTGAGACTGGTGAAGAGCTTGGCTTCCTGATCCCGACTCCGGGGACTTACGATGTTGGCTCCAACTGGGCCGAGACCCATTGACATACGAGTAGTAGTATGGTAATAAACAACTGCTATAGCAAAAACAAAGGAGTTATCTATGGCTACAACTATTCTTAAAATTGATGGTACCTTCGAGTGGGCTAAAGTGTTCACTTTCAACCGGGACCATGCCTCTTGGAATGAGGACTCCGACGGTGAGTACAAAGTCAACGTCATCATCGACGAGGCTAACTACAAGAAGCTCAAGGAAGCAGGGACTGGTAAGAAAATTGAGAAAGACCCTGACGGTCGGGGCTGGGTGTTCACTCCCACCCGTAAACATCTTGCCGCTCAGGACTGGCAGGGTGGTCCTCCGAAAGTTGGTCGCCCGGATGGCACTGCTTGGGACACTGACACGGATGGCCTTATCGGTAATGGTTCGACTGGGCGTGTTATGGTTGCAGTCTACGACACCAACACTGGCCGGAAGGGTACTCGACTTGAGGCTCTCCAAGTGATTGACCACGTTGCCTACGAGACTGAGGGTTCTGGTGATGGCGGTGGTGGTGCTCTCCGGTCCTTCTTCAAGGACTTCACCAAGGACGGGGGTAAACCCGCACCTAAGTCGAAGGCTAAGACCGTTGAGTTGGAAGACGACGAGTTGCCTTTTTAGTAAGTAGCTTCCGCCCGGTACGAAACAAACACTAGGAAAAAGTATGGCTATCATCGACAAACTAGAAAATCCTCCAGCCAAAGAGGACAGGGGCCACACTCTTATCGACGGTGACATTGTAGCGTATCGGGCGGTTCTCTCTTCCACAGCACTGACGGAGAGAGACGTTATCGAGAAAGTGAATACGGCAATCAGGTGGATCAACCTCAACACAGCGTATGACACAGGGGTTGATGACTACTCGGTATACTTGACAGGCGAAGGAAACTTCCGGTATGACGTAGCAACGAGTGAACCCTACAAGGGCAACAGGTCAGGCGACAAGCCAGAGTTTCTAGAGTTCTGTCGTGACTACATCGTAGACACCTTCGAGGCTGTTGTATCCCAGGGTGAAGAGGCTGACGACATTATCGGAATACAGGCTACACAGCTAGGACCAAACACTGTCGTGGCCTCAATCGACAAGGATATGCTCCAGATTCCCTGCTACCACTTCAACTTCAAGAACAATGACTGGTACCAAGTCAAAGAGTTTGACGGCCTTAAGTTCTTCTACTCTCAAATCCTAACAGGTGACAGAGTTGACAACATCATCGGACTGAAAGGCATTGGTCCTGTTAAGGCGGAGAAAATACTCTCTGGTGCTGAGACAGAAGAAGACCTTTGGAATGCAGTCCTAGAAGCATACGACGGCGACACCGACAGAGTAGTAGAAAATGCGAGGCTCCTATGGCTAAGAAGACGACAAGACGAAATGTGGACACCACCTCACCAAAGGCAAGAAGACTAAAGGGTATCGTGGAAGGTTACAGGTCAGGTCTCGAAGAAGAAGTAGCCAAGGAACTCGAACAGAAGAACATTGGTTACGAGTACGAGAAGCTGAAGATTGAGTGGGTTGACCACAAGATCAGGACTTACACACCTGACTTCGTGCTTGAGAACGGGATCATCGTCGAGACCAAGGGAAGATTTGTTCCAGCAGACCGCAGGAAACATCTTGAAATCAAGAAGCAGCAACCCCATCTAGACATTAGATTTGTTTTCACCAACCCAAACGCAAAGCTATACAAGGGTGCCAAGAGTTCTTACGCAGACTGGTGCAAACGGCATGGGTTCAAGTTTGCTGCCGTATCTATTCCTGACGAGTGGCTCAAAGAACCCAAGAGAAGTGCAACACCAACTCAAGTGGAGAAAGAACCTAGCTATCTCTGGTGCCTACACTCTCCTTGGTAAAAGGATGAACTCAGTTACTGTCGGACACAGCCACAAGCGTGACATCTACTTTAGGGACGACGCAAGGGCTATCGGTCTCGTCGCTGGATGTTACAAGGGTAAACCTGAGGACTGGGCTGGGCAGGCTAACGGAGAATGGTATCAAGGGGTTGTGGTCAAACACAGTCTAGGTAATGGTATGTACGAACCTGAGTTTGTTTCTTACGAAAACATCCGCAAAGCATACGGTTGATCTTCTGATGCCAGACGATAAAACTAGGGGTTTTCCAAATGAGGTTTGAAGTCAACTTAACACTGGAAGTAGATGAGGACTCAGGTATCCTCGGGTCAGACAGAGCGGCCTTTAACGAAGATGTTCTTGACTACCTGTTGAGTTTCCTGTACGATCTAGATGACGTTGTTGTCTTAGAATCAGACGTAGCCCAACTAAAGGAATGAACCGTGATTACTGAACACGATCTTGAAGCCTTCGATTACTTTGATCAGCGTGATGACTACGCCCGTAAAGCTCAGGTCCGAAGCATGACACCGATGAGTATGGTCGAGGAATACCAGAAGTTAGTGAAGCAGGAACCTAGTGCAGGTCTTTACGCCGGTCTGATTGACGAAGAGTACCGGGAATGGTCTGATGCCTACTACTTCGCTGGTAACCAACAGGAGATTATGAAAGAGCTTGCAGACCTTGTGTATGTGGTATACGGTTTTGCATACGCTAAGGGTTGGGACTTGGATGAGGCTGTGCGTCGAGTGCATGAGAACAATATCGGTCGCATGAAGCAGCCCGACGGCACGATCCTACGGCGTGAAGACGGTAAGATCATCAAGAACAAAGACTACCCGAAGGTTAACTTGGAGGACTTGGCATGATGCAAGAACACATCGACGAGATTATGGATAGCTTTAATTTCAATCGGGTAGCTAAAGCTATGGAAGCTCTTGATTGGGGTTGGGCACACTCTGAAAACATAACACCGACTGAGTATGAACTTAGGAAAAAAGGCAGAGAACTTCTACAAGAGGCTAAAAGATACTGGCAGAAGTATGGTCTCAAAGAAGACTACACGGTCGGAAGCGGCGGTTTCTACGCAACTTACAACGGTAAGTATGATTACTTCAAACTAGTGTTTGCACTAGACTCTTGGAATACAGAATGTCTGAATTAAGGAGAACAAGAATGACACTGTTGGTTGATCCTCCTAATGGTTGGGTCTACGGGTTTCCTGCCCCACTACAAGAAGACTATGAACAACAACTTCGAAACGCAGGCTATCCTGAGAAAGACATTCCTGTAGCTCTGAAATACAGCAGGTATCTCGGGACTTGTGAAGAAATAGAAGCAAGGGTTAAGGAAAACAATGACTAATAACTACCTACCAACTAACTACCAAACTTTCATTGCGCTAAGTCGCTATGCTCGATGGTTGCCGGATGAAAACCGACGCGAGACGTGGGCGGAGACGGTTGGGCGGTATACTGATTTTATGTGCGACCACATAGATAAAAACACGATTGATGACTAATAGTTTTATGTATACCAACATATTTGCCCAAAATCAAAAGAGATAGTATACGTAGGAAAGGGTAAGAACGGCAGGGCTTGGGATGTGACTAGATCAAGGGCGGGACACAAGGATCATCAGAATTGGATGGTTTCGCTCTGCGATGAAGGTTACATTCCTTCCGATTGGGTATTGATAACGCACAAGTGTCTTACCGAAAAGGAGGCGTCCAATATAGAATGCACTACGGCAATGGAAAACTATCCTCAGTGGAGAAACGAATGAAAATTACGAAAAGCATCGCACAAGAACTAAAAGACGTACTCAAGAATGAAATCGAGCCTGCGATGCTCAATCTTGACTTGATGGGATCAATGCGCTCAGTCATGACCGCAGGTAAAGCCTTGGCTCGCGATAACACAGCTGGCTATAATTGCTCATACCTACCCGTTGACGATCCTAAGTCAT